ACGAAAAATTGCCAATCAAAGTTGATATAACGTTAATGAAAATGAAGAATAGTCCCATCCGCGTTGAAGATTACGTCGTAAAAGGCGGGTATGAGGGCTACCGCTATGTTGATGATCCGAATAATTCGGATGCGATTGAAGCCCCGGAACATCTTTACCGGTACGATGTCGTGGAGTACGGCGACTTGAAAAACCCAAGTGCGAAAATCGTCGGACACGCGGTGTCGATATTTGACCTGCCCGATTATAGGAAGGGTTTATACCCGTTTCACGCCTACACACGGCTGGCGGAACGATTAGGAATATCCATTGACGAAAATGCGCTAGAAAAACAATGGAATCAGCGATTCAACCGAATCCACCGCCGCCCCCGACCAGAAAGAGTCAGAGTGGATATTTCCGGTTGGAAATACTACCGAAATTTGATTCGGTGGTATTACAAACAGCCGTCAAGAATCCCAAGCATGCCCAAACGGTTAAAGTCCTTTATCGAAAATAATCACCCGCAACCACTGGGTTGGGTCACACCAGAAACAAGGAAAGAACGGCAAAAAGAATGGGATACTTTTGTCGAGCAATGCCTACAATACAAGGAACGGTATTTGAAATGGTTTTCAGAAAAGCCGGTAAAGACGGGCTTGCCATTCGCACTTTCGGACAAATCGTTGTATTGCNTCGATGGTCATGAANTGACAAAGGAATCGATAGAGCGAATAGAGCAAACACAGATGATGAAATCGTGTATTCGAATCTATCCGCCGTTCGGTGAAGAATTNGTAANAGTATTGGAGATTTGATGTTTGCATTCGTGATAAAATGGTACAAAAATTTTGTGTTCGCTCGAAGACTGCCGACAAAATCACTGTCAGGGCGAGAACGGCGACGAATACGNCAANGGAAAGGATAGTATGCGGTTNGTATGTGCTTCCGATATTCACGGTTCGAGTNTTGCATTCTCCTACATCGGGGCGATGGCGAGGGAGAACCGTGCAGATGCGATCCTTCTTGCGGGAGATATTTGCTGCAATCAAATCACCCGCCGGTTTATTCGGTTGTTGCCCGAACTGGCAGAATATGCCCGGTGCCCGATTATCTGTACGCCGGGCAATCATGATTTCTGGAAACCGAAAAAAGAGTTCGCCGATTATCAATATTTCGGCGATGGTACAGATAAGAATCGTCGGGAACATTGGAAAATGGTCAAAACGAAATTTCCTGTCGTTTGCCTTGTAGAGGGAACATATGAGTTTAACGGCATCAAAATTTACGGATCCCCCTACACCAATCGACATGGCGATTGGAACTGGATGCGGGATGTGCAAGACATGAAATTTGAGATTCCCTCGGATACGGGCATTTTGCTCACTCACAGTCCCCCTTTTGGATACGGCGATAACCCGGACGGAGACCGGATAGGCAGTGAAGAACTGGCGATGGCAGTCGCAAGGACTCCAAGTATCAAACTTCACGCCTTTGGACATGCCCATTGCGGCGGCTGGGAAGGGTACCTGAACAGAACACTTCTTCGGAACGTGGCGATGGCGGATGAGAATTTGAATGTGAACTACAACGGGCTGGCAATCATAGATATGTGAGGTGAACGATGAGCAAAAAACAAAACGAGATACCTGATTGTTTGTGTGCAGACCATCCACGAGGCTACAAAACGTGCAAAGCCTGCGGTTGGAAAACGACATGCGTCGTTGCATGCCGCACTTCCGCCGACGAACCGTCGTCCCGTTCGCCAGCAGAACCATTATTTGAGGTAAACATTCCAGAAGAATCATGTTGANCTNANTNNGACTCTAAAGCATGTCTTTGAAAATCTTGTAACGGTTTTCTCGTTGATTGTTGATATAGGAATAGGAATGTTCCTCGTCCATGCCCATGNCAATGAACTATTTTTCTGCCTTTGACGGCATNGGGGCGGCACATGTATCATTATTGCCGCTGGGCTATCAATGCATCGGNGTGAGCGAAATCGCTAGAAACTGCAANAAATTGATTGAAACAAAATATGGATTCAAAAACTACGGCGATTTCCGGCAATGGCGGGANTTCAAACTGCAAGAGTTCTCTCTCNTTATCGGGGGCACTCAATGCCAGNCGTTTTCTATTCTTGGAAGTAAACGAGGATTTGACGACGAACGGGGAAAACTTACCAAAGATTTCATTGACTTCATTTGTCACCATCAACCTCAATGGTTTGTCTGGGAAAATGTCCCCGGTATTTTTTCGATTAACGGCGGAGAGCCGTTCCGGTATCTCCTCTCCCGCTTTACAGAATGCGGGTTTGGGGTGGCATGGCGAGTGCTTGACGCTCAATTTTTCGGAGTCCCCCAGCGTCGTCGCCGAGTCTTCGTTGTCGGATGTTTTGGAAACCCCATCCGTGCCGGAAAAGTATTATTTGACGGCGCAGGAGTGTCAGTACATCCTCGATCAGCGATTTGTAAGAAAACGAACCATCAAAGAACCGATGCTGTCAATTCTCAAGGCGGGGGCGTGTCAGGAACACTGACGACAAACACCGGACACATCGGCGGAGACCGGATTGAACTCCTCGTTGTTTCGGGCGGCAGAGTACGACGGCTTACTCCGCTCGAATGCGAGCGTTTGATGGGATTGCCGGACTTTTACACGGAAGGCTTTACCGACAATCAGCGATACAAAATAATCGGAAATAGCATGGCGATCCCTGTGATCCGGTGGATTGGCAAGAAAATTTTAGAAGTCCATGAGGAAACGAAAATATGAGCATTCGGAAAATCAAGTCATTAAAAATTGGTTCTGTTCGCTATGACATCGTGCGATCTGAAAAAATTGTAGACAGCGACAACGCACTCGGAGCAGTGACTTACTCCGCTGGAGAAATTTGTATTAGTACCAAGCAAACGTCGGAAGATGTTGAAGCCGCAACGATGATGCATGAAGCACTTCACGCACTCTACTGGCACGCAGGCGTGAAAAATCACAAAGAAGAAGTTATCGAGGTCATATCAGGCATGCTGATCCGTTTTATCCAAGATAATCCAAAATTTATCGAAGCCGTCCAACTACGCAAATAACGATGAACGTGCGAGACCTTTTTCAGGAACGGGGCATTTCGTTTGTCAGCAGTGACCATTCCCGAGGCCGCTCCGGCTGGCTGAACCTGAACTGCCCGGTCTGCGGAGATACGAAGTACCATCTCGGCTTCAACGAAGCGAGTCATTATTTTTACTGTTGGCGGTGCGGCTGGCATTCGATTTGGGAAATTTTCAAAGAATTGTTCCTCCATGAGAATATCAAAAACTTACTGGCGGAACTTGACCTTCCATTGCGTCCCCAGTCGGCGGAGTTCCCCCAAAAACGGGGTGTGTTGCGGCTTCCGTCCGGTATTGCCCCTTTACTCCCCCCTCATGAGAATTACCTCACCCAGCGGGGATTTTCCCCCGAATGGCTGATGAAAGTATGGGGAGTACAAGGAATTGGCAAGTCACCGGCGAATCCGCAATATCAATGGCGGATTTTCATTCCGGTCTACTGGGGGGATAAAGTCGTTTCATGGACAACAAGGGCTATCGGTGAGTCCGCTATTCCGTACCGGGCAGCGGACAAAGAACAAGAAGCGTTGCCGCTCAAAACGTTGTTGTACGGAGAGCAGTTTTTGACCCATTACGATACCGTGATTGTGACGGAGGGGGTGTTTGATGCGTGGAATATCGGAATCGGTGCCGTGTGTACGTTCGGAAAGGCTGTCACTTCTTCGCAGGTACGTAAAATCTCCCAATATCAACGCCGGATTATTTGTTTTGATAACGAACCGGAGGCGCAAGAAGGAGCGAAAAAACTGTGCGAAGAACTGTCGCTCTTTGCCGGGACAACGGTGCGGGTCAATTTGGATGCAGCGGATCCGGGTTCTGCCTCCAAAAAAGAAATTATTCTGTTGCGCAAAACGTTTTTGAAATAGAAGCAGATATAGACGTATGACTCCAGCAAAATTGAAACCCTGCCCAAAATGCGGAGGCAAAGGACAATTGTCCGAATTTGCTTTTGTTGAGGATTTTGCCTGGTCGGTGATTTGCGATGTCTGCGGAATGCAGACCCGTAAACGCCGGACAAGGGAAGAAGCGATTGAGCATTGGAACTATCGTCCACTCGAACAATGGGAACCGGAACCGAAAACCACCGGATGGTATTACGTCATTGGCTATCCCGGTTTTCAATGGCTGATCGTGAATGCGGATGTGCCTTCCAACAAGATACTCGTTGCCAGCATGGGATATGAGTGTGCTTTGGATGTCTTCCGGGAACGAAATCCCAATATTTTATGGTGGAAAATCCCATCCCCACCCCTACCAGAGGAACGACAATGAGAACAATTTACAAATACCCAATTCCATTCGGCGATGAAGCAACCGTCTTGATGCCGAAAGATGCACTCCTGTTGACGTTCGCCGTACAAGGAATCCTTGCGAACGGACATCCGAATATTTGTGTCTGGGCGATGGTGGACACGGAAGCCGAAATGGAAGAGAAGAGATTCAAAATATTCGGCACAGGACATCCGCTACCGGACGATTGCGTGAAATACGGCGGCGATCTGGATTATGATTTTGAGTATGAAACGACGGTGTTTGACCGCAACTATGTCTGGCATATTTTCTTGGGATGTGACAATAGACTGGAATGATTTCCCGTTTCATTCCCTTTTACGGTAAACTGCCGCCATGCGGATATACAAACGAATGCGGACAGATTGGGCAATCTATTGGCAAAAGGCAGGGATTGCCGACGATGGCACTACGCAGTTTTTACCTCCTGTCATGATCCGCTGTCGGTGGGACTATCAGCAGAGGGATCATGAAATTTCCGAAACGACAGAGAACGTCAATACTTCCGGGACGGTATTCCCCGACCGTATTCTCGTCGTCGGTTCATTCCTGATGCACGGCGACGAGACAGTATTAGCCGCTTTGACCGAGGAAGAGAAGGCAAATCCCGCCATCCTTTCCGGTGTGTCGATGATCAAGACGCAGAAAATCATCCCGGAATGGCGGCATCGCAACACGCATTGGAAACCGAACGATCAGTCGGATCACATCTTCATCGAAGTCACGTTGTAACGGGTAACACTAAAGGCAAGTTGGGTGGTAAGGTACTGACGATATGATTTCCCCCTGCCAAGCCATCAGGTACGTTCTCATTGACCAGAATCTAGCAACTGATTCCCCGCAAGACGACTGGCGATGCGTCCTCGCCAAACTGCCGGATGGTGCTGGCGTGAAGGATAATATCCTCGCCGTCGTCGACGTGGAAGGGGCTGTCGGCGATAGGTATCTTTCCACAGGCGAAATCATCACACAGCCCAAAATCCGCATTCTCTGCCGTTGTACCTCCTACGATGCCGGGTATGCCAAAATGATGCAGATTGCGGACATTGTTGACATGGTCACGAACTATAAAGTAACAATAAGCAGTGAAACAGCACTTTTACACAAGGTATCGAGAAGTTCTGGTATAGTGTCCGCCGGTCTCGACGGGACGATGCGTCGGTATCATTTTTCAATCGACTACGAAGTGTTTCTGAAATAGGTGCAACATGGCAACAGAAAAGAAAGTTACAGTGGACGGCAAAGAAATCAATGAATCGGAAATGCCGAAAGACTGTTTCATGATTCAAGGAAAATGGTATACGGAAAAGGGACTGCCGCCAGAACTGGCATCCTATAAACGGCTTTGGGAAGAAAAACGAAAGACAACACAACTCGGAAACACGGATAGCAAAAAAAAATCAGCCCCACAGGCTCCTACGTCCGAACCGAATACTGCCCCGCCTGCGGCTAACCCCAAATCATAAAGAGAAAACAGTCATACCCCTGTTGAACAATGTCCACCGACCCATTGAGTTTAGTGTATCACGGTATTGCGAAAGCGATGAGTGCCGATGAGTATCTCCATTCGCTTCACGAGGCGAACAAGATATTTCTGAATTTCATGCCGCTCCCGGACTTGCCGGTCACGGCAAACCCGCCCATCCCGGCAAAGGATATGCCGAGACTCTCGCTCACACCCGAATCAACGATATGGCAGTCCAATAATTCAAGTACCGGCAGAATTGACCATACGGTGAATATCAAACTCACCGGGTACGATACAAGGTCAGTCGAATTTTATCCGGTGGTCTTCCATCTTTTGAAGATCACCCGCCAGTTAAGCCTGCTCCTCAATGCGATTGACTATCAGGATCGTCAACATCCTGTCCACAGTAAGGGGGGCAGTGCGTCGTATGAACATGACGATGAACGGTTGATTTGGACATGTACGATTCCGATAGAACTTCAAATTTATATGTAATGATATGGAAATATCCGTTGTCTCCATGAAATCCAGAGCTACCGCCGCAAAACTCCGGCGGGCGACCCAAACGGTGATCAAAAAGTCGATGAACCAAGTCGGCAAGGAATACAAATCGTTCATCGTCAAACGATTCCGTTCCCAACCGCCGGAATGGCCCCCGAAAAAGCATCCGAATGGAAAACCGCTTCTCGTCGACACCGGCAGACTGCGTGGAGACGTAAGCCGGTTGCAAGTGCGGCTGGTCGGGAACATGTTAAGAGTCACAGTCGAAACACCCTACGCCAAATACCATCAATTCGGCACTTCCCGGATGCCGAAACGGACAATCCTTGTTCCGCCGCCGAAAGTGCTTTTGGCAAAGATGATTGCCTTGCTGAAAAAAGAACTGATTAAGAATCTTCAATGATTCGTGGGGTCATAATAGATAGATAAGAAAAACCCAAACACCGAAACGAACGGTATAGTACCCTCCGCATCGCAATCGATATCTCTAACGGTGAGGTGGCTTGTGGCGGTAATTTCCGGTGTTTATGGGACGGCAAAAGTTGATACGGGCGTGGTCTCGACCGTAACGAATTGGACACTTGATAACAATATCAATATCAATTCTTATAATGCGTCCAACACAAGAGGTTATTCCGGTAAAATCCCGGGGATTCGGTCTTGCTCCGGCTCCTTCACTGGGTTAGGCGGCATGCCGCCGGTCAAACCTGGTCAGCGGTTTGCGTTTACGGGATATACCGGTCCCCAAAGCGGCATCCTCGGCGACCTTGTCGGCAATACCTATTCCGTCAAAGCCATCGTCAATAACATCACGATCAATTGGAACTACGGCGATTATTCCCCCATCAATTGGCAAGTGCAGTGGATGTCTGATTATCAAGTTGCCGGAGATGAACTGATCCCCGGCAACACGGGATTCCTTGATACTTCACTTCCGCCCGTTGATACGATGGTGCCGTCAGGAGATTGTACACTCGTCGTCGGAAGTCTGACCGGTGTCTGTTTGGAGTCGGCAACACTAACGTTTTCGACGAATGTGCAGCAGTTCGGCAACAGTTGCGGCAAGGGCTGGCAGTCGGGGATTGCCGGTGCCACGTCCGTAACGCTGTCGTCCAAATGCGATGCTTCCGGCTTCGATGTCTTTTCGGCGGATCATTTGCCCGGC